GGAAACTAATGGTTCTTGGACTGGTACTGTAAATAAATATACAAAGAGTGTAATAGATAAGGTTAGAAATTGGATAGAGGAAAATAATAGACCTACTAAGATTGCAGGTGAAAAGAAAAATTATCATGTGGTTTATAAAATTGAGTAAATTTATCAGTTGTATTAAATAATATATTTTAGTTTATTTTAGTTTTGAGGGGGATTAATACAATGCGTGAAAGTTTACTTAATGAATATAATTTAAAAACTGATGAAGATGTAGAATATTTTGTGAAGTTTGCTAATGCGTTATATGAACTAAAACAGAATAGTGAAGAAAAGTTTCAAGAATATGCAGAGATATTAAGAGGTATTCTTAGAGAACAAGAAGAGAGAAAAAATAAGTAAAATAATATAGATAAAGCACTTGGATATTATGATGTTTCAAGTGCTTTATATGGTATAAAATGGTATAATGGAAGTAGGGATTTATATTAACTAAGTGGTATGTAAAGGCTGGAATTAATGCGACTACAGTAGAAGAAAAGAAAATTTTATATTAACTATGTGGTATGTAAAGGCATTTCGGCATATGACAACTGCTATGAATATAGTACATTTTATATTAACTATGTGGTATGTAAATGTTCATTTGTATTTCTTCCAATTTTCTGTTCTATCCTAGTTTTATATTAACTATGTGGTATGTAAATGATAAATTTTATAGATTTGTAAGTTTAGTGAAAGAAGAATGTAGGAAAAAAGAAAAGAAAGAGAATAAATAATATAGATAAAGCACTTGGATATTGTATAGTTTCAAGTGCTTTGTCTGTTAAAAAATGGTATAATAGAGATAAGAGTTATATTAACTATGTGGTATGTAAAGGTTTGAGAACGCTGTATAAAGCTTGTAGCTAGTTCTTGTTTTATATTAACTAAGTGGTATGTAAAGGTTGCATCATTAAATATTTTCCCTACAAACTCTTTTCATTTTATATTAACTATGTGGTATGTAAATAGTACATACAAAGAGTCTATAAAATTATCTATAAAGGGTTTTATATTAACTATGTGGACTTAAAATTAAAAATAATTCAAAAACACTTACAAATGAGTAAGTGTTTTTTTAATGAAAGGAGGTGATAATAATGTAAAAATTTTACTAATATAGTATAATATTGTTAAAGAATATAATTTAGGGGGATATTATATTATGAAGAAAAAAGTATGTTTTTTATTTTCTATTCTTATAGTTATCTGTTTAGCTATTGTAGGATGTTCTAATTCAGAAAGTCCAGAGGAGAGTAGTAAAAATAATGAACCAAAAAAAGAAGAAAAAAAGGATAAAGAAGTAGTCATAGGAGAGAAAATTATTTCAGATAAAATGGAAATCACTATTAATAATATTGAATTCTCTTATGATGTTTTACCAAAGGTTAAGGAAAGTTTATATACACATTATCCTGCTGAGTCAGGCAAAGTATATATTGATATTGCTGCTGATATAAAAAATACTCAAAAACAAGAGTTAAATTGTTCAGATTTACTAACTATTGAAGCAAATTATAATGATGGGTATAAATATTCATCACAAACAATAGTAGAAGATGAAACCACAGGTTTTACTTATGATAATATTTCTAGTATTGACCCTTTAGAAACAAAGGGAGTTAGATTTATAATCGATTGCCCTGATGAAGTAAAAACAAGTGATAAGCCAGTAATATTAAGTTTTACATTTGATGGGAATAAGTATGTTTATAAAATGAAGTAATTTATACAAAAATGAATATATTATAATACCAAGGAGATATTTTATGGATGATATAGTAGAATATATATTTTGTAGCGAGTGTGGAGCAAAGTGTTTAAAAGGAAGCAAGTTTTGCAGTGAATGTGGAACGGAAATAGCTGATATAAAAATGTTAAATGAAAGCATTATTAAAGAAAAGGAATATGATTTGAAGGGTATTGATTTACAACATGTAATGCAAGAAACAAGTTTTATAAAAGCTTCATCTGTAAGAAGATTGAAAGAATTAACTGGAATAGAGTTGGATGATTGTAGAAAAATATTAGAAGAACCATATCAAAAATATTATAATGAAAATGCTGATATGCTTGAAGAAAAAAGAAAAAAAGAAGATGATATATCAAAAATTAGAAAAGCCAAAGAGGAAAAGAAAGAAAAAGAAAAAATAGCTTGTTGCCCTGCATGTGGTTCAACTTCTTTGACAACACATAAAAAAGGTTTTGGCATAGGAAAAGCTATAACAGGAGCTACTATAGCAGGAGGCATTGGTCTCGTAGCAGGAAACATAGGAGCAAAGAAAGTTAGAGTTACATGCTTGAACTGTGGGAAACAGTTTTGGGCAGGCAAAAAATAGATACTAAAAATAAAACACTTACTTAGGTAGGTGTTTTTTATGTGAAAATTTAAGAAAGGAGAGTGAAGAAATGGCTATAATACAAACATCTATCCGTATTTTTGACGGAATGACACCTGCTTTTCGTAATATGACTACATCATTAACACAACAATTAATAGTTTGGAGAGATTACAAGGTAGATTGAATAATCCACTCAATACAGGTGGAATACAGACATCTCAACAAAGTTTGAATAACATAGAAAGCATTCTTACTAGAATAGAACAAAGCATAGGAAAAGCAGATGAACAACAAAGAAAGTTTAATGATGATATCAATAAAGGAGCAAGTAATACAGATAGATTATTAGGAAGTGTTAAAAAGGTTGTTGGGACTTATATGGGATTAAAGACGATAGGAGGATTAGCAAATTTAAGTGACCAAATGACGAGTACAAATGCCCGTTTAAACATGATAAATGATGGTCAACTTTCTGACGGAGGATTGAATAAAATGATTTTCCAGTCGGCTGAAAGGTCAAGAGCATCCTATCTAGACACAGCACAGATAGTAAGCCGTATAGGTATGAATGCAGGGAGTGCATTTAGTAGTACTAGAGAAATAGTAAGCTTTGCAGAGCAGCTCAACAAAAAATTTGTCATAGCAGGTGCAAGCACTCAAGAAATGAATTCAGCATTACTACAATTAACGCAAGGGCTAGGAAGTGGTGTGCTAAGAGGTGAAGAATTAAACGCTGTATTTGAGTCAGCACCTAACATTATCCGTAGTATTGCGGATTATTTGGACGTGGATATAGGAAAAATTAGAGGAATGGCAAGCGAGGGAATGTTGACCGCAGACATTGTGAAAAATTCTTTGCTTGCAGCATCAGCAGAAACAAATGCTCAATTTGAAAAAATGCCACTTACAATAGGTCAAATCTTTACATCAATTAAGAATAACGCAGTAATGATATTTGGAGCGATACAAAAAAAGATTGAGGATACAGTTTCAAGCGGAGGATTTCGAACCTTCATAGTTAATGTAACAGATTCGTTGTATGTCTTGGGAGTCGTTGGATATAGTGTCTTTAATGGGTTTATTGATTTGCTGAGCAGTCCAACATTTCAAGGTTTTGCAAATATGATGATTGTCGGAATCAGTTTAATTACTCAAGGATTTGGGTGGCTATTAACAGTATTAGGAAGTGTTATTAATTTTATTTCACAAGGTTGGAGTATAATACAACCTATTTTGATAACGAGCATCGTTTTGTGGGGCTTATATAAAACAGCTGTCATAGCAGGTGCTTTAGTTACAGCTATTCAGGTAGTGTGGATAGCTTTACAGACATTTTGGACTAATTTGCTAAATGGTTCGTTATTAACTAATATAATGATGAATATAGCTGCAAAAATATCAACAGATGCACTAAGTGGTTCAATGTTACTTTTAATTACCACAATAGTTATGGTTGTAGCAGCAGTAGCCTTAGTAATAGCAGCAATATTTGTAGCAGTAGCAATATTTAACCATTTTGCAGGAACAAGCATTTCTGCAACTGGAGTAGTTGTAGGAGCTTTCTATTTTCTAGGAACTTGCATTTATGATGTATTCGCAGGAGCGTGGAACATAGTTATGGCATTTGCAGAGTTCTTTGTTAATTCATTTAATATCGTTATCTACAATGTGCAGTTATTATTTTATAAATTCCAAAATTTTGTAATAAATGCTATGGGTGACGTTGGAGGAAGTTTTGACAATTGTGCTACAGCTTTAGCAAATGCTTTTGTAAGTGCAGCAAACATAGCAATAAAAGGGATTAATGGAGTTATAAAAGCTTTAAATCTAATCCCAGGTGTTAATATAAATACTTTAGGAAGCTTGGACAAAATAGATTCTTTTGTAAAACAATATAAAGATTACCAAAAAACGTTAAAAGAGCCTGTAAAGCCTGCTGAATGGAAAGCTCCAACTATGAAATTGAAGAATCCTGTAGATTCATTTAAAAAAGGGTATGAAGTAGGTCAAAATTTAGAAAATAAAATAAAAGATGCTTTTGACATTAGCAAGATAGCAGAAAAGGCAAAAAAAGATTTAGGACTAGATGACCTTTGGGATGATAAATATGGATTAGGAGATGGATTTGGTTCAGCAGGCCTTAATTCACCTTTAAATGACGCAGCAAAAGGAGCAAAAGATACAGCAGGAAATACAGCTAAAATGGCTAAAACAATGGATAAAAGTCAAGAAGACTTAAAATATCTTAGAGATATAGCAGAGCAAGAGACTATCAATCGATTCACAGGAGTAAACATTAAAATTGATATGAACAATACAAACAACATAAATAGTGAGGCAGATGTAGATGGAATAGTAAATGTACTAACAGAAAAATTAAACGACGCTATGGTTGTATCAGCTGAGGGAATAGTCTAGGAGGTGTTTGAATGGCTTATGATTTTTATTTAGATGGAGTACAATTACCAATACCTCCGCCAAAGTTAGAGATTAAAGTTACAAATAAAAACAAGACAGTTGATTTGATAAATACTGGAGAAGTAAACATATTAAAAAAAGAAGGATTATCTGAAATAAGTTTTGAAGCAGAATTTACACATAATAAATTACCTTTTTATCGTGGAACTTTTAGGGATGTCCAATTCTTTTTAAGTAAGCTAGAATTACTAAAAACTGATTGTAAGCCATTTCAATTTATTGTCTCAAGAGAAATGGGTGGAAAAGTATTATTTAACACTAATATAAAAGTATCTCTTGAAGAGTATGCTATTTCAGAAGATGCAGATAATGGCTCAGATACAAAAGTTGCAATAAAATTAAAACAATATAGAGATTACTCAACTAAAAAGTTAGTTCTTGCCCCTCCTAAAAATGAGACTGGTAGACCAAGCGTAAAGATAGAGCCAAAACGAGTTGATTCAGTCAATGCCACAAACACTAAAACTAAAACATATACAGTAAAAGCAGGGGATAGCCTTTGGTCAATTTGTCAGAAACAACTTGGTAATGGTTCATTATATAAGAAAGTATACGAATTAAATAAATCTATGATGGATAAGGCAAATAAGGGCAAAAACTTAAGTAAATACACTATTTATAAAGGGCAGGTGTTAAAACTTGGTTGATGAATTAGTGTTAGCAAATGATAGGGATGTAAGGTTAGTCATTGCTCATTGGGAAGA